ACTCTCGCAGGGCCTCGTGGCTGCAATCATCCCTTGGTCTGTCAAGGGTGCCGTCTCTGACGGATCACCTGCGCTCTGCCAACCATACACTTTGAGAGCTGGAGACATCGTACGGGTGATGAACAACACCGCCGCTGACCGCGAGGCAGCAATGGCAGTCTACACCGCAAGCGGAGTCTCAAGGATTTTCAAAGTCACCGCTTCTTCTGGAACGACAAATGAGCTAGTCGACCTACAAACTGGGAATAGTATCGGGGATACACTCCAGGGACAAAGAATTTCAAAATGGTTTGGAACATCTGTCGACGGCGCGAAGATTGAGACGCAGGGCTTCTTCGTGGTCGACGCTCTTGGCAACGTCGTCGGTTCTTGCAGCGCAACGAACCCGATTGTTCAGCAACCACTGTTCTCTTTCGCCGCAACCAACATCGCTCTGAATTACAAGGCTCAATACTTGACAAACGCCTGAGTGTGATTGAGTATGGCGAAGATGACCAAAGCGGCAGGACGCCGAAGAATGGCGGAGATACTATCGAAGTCGAAGAAGCTCTACATGCGGGGATTCATTTCAACAAAAGACCTCGATGCAATAGAAAGAATCGTCAAGACTCGATCTAAGAAGATATGCTGAGGTGCCGGCATTGGTGCAAGTAGGCAGTCCGCAGATACCCGGATACGGCGGGATGGCAGCCCCAAAACCGGGATATGGCTTAGGACCAGAGAATTATGTTCCTGATGTTGGCGGCAACGGTGGCAACGGTAATGGCAACGGGGCTGTTCCCGGAGCAATAGGTGCCTTTGAAGTCCCGAATAACTTCTGGGGCTTTGTTATGCTGATGATGGGGCTGAAGTAATGCCACTCCCAGATGCTCCGATTGAATCGCCTCGCGTGTATAAGCTGCTAAAGAACATCGATCTAGAGACTCTAGCTGCTGATGACGACGAGATGAGTGGCGTTGGCAACCCTATCACGATCGAGATGCTCAATGAAGATGAGCTTAGAAGATTAATTTTGGTTCAATTGGCGAGGCTCAGTGTAAAATCGGAGTGGAACGGACTATTGGGGAGCTAGATATGCCGCTACCAGACGCCAACAAGAAGTCCCCGAGGGTCTATACCAACCTTCAGAACCTCGATCTAGACAATGTAACGTTCGCCCAGATTCAATCTACAGGCAATCCGATCAACGTGGAAGAGGCTAACGAGGATGAACTTAGAAGACTCGTACTCGTGAATCTGGCCCGCCTCGTTACAGCCGGCGAATGGACGGGGCTTCTAGAAGCTGGTGGAGGAGACCTCGGCTACGGGATTCTGGCACCTATTACCGAAGTCGGTGCCTACGATGGCTTTGAGATTTCAACTATGGCTCCTTGGGGAGTTACAGATACCGGGAACTCTGGTCTTGCGGCATCGAGTTATCCTCAAGGTTATCCTTTCATATCTCCTAAGAGTGGTGCATTGTCAGCAATAGAAATTTACGTAGGCACCGCGGCGGCCTCGAGTACACTCAAGGTGGCTATTTACTCCCAAGACGAGGACACACACATGCCTTCGACAATGCTCGGTTATGTCGAATTCGATACTACCAGTACGGGCGCGGTTGAACAAAGCAGTTTCTCTTCGACTGTAACCTTGGTCGAAGGGACGCAATATTGGGCGGTACAAGCTCGAGGGGAAACAGCCTATTCCACAATGTACGGAACCACCGAAGACGCCCGCGGCGGCCTCGGTCCATCGAACGCCATCACGAACATGAACAATCAAGCTAGCTTCGTCGGAAATTGGGTCACCGGAGACCCAGCAGATGATGTCGGTACACTCAATCAGTATGTGTCAGGAGCTACAATGAGATTCGTTTTGAAGTGGTGAATATGGATAGAAGTTACACTCGTTATCATGGAACTGACATCATCGAGCAGGGCCAGCGCGATGTCGAGTGGGATGAAGTGCGTCGAGAACGCAACCAAGCTCTAGCCGATACCGACTGGCGTGCTGTCAAGGATCGCACCATATCTCAGGCATGGAAGGACTACCGCACTGCTCTACGCGATCTCCCTCAAGACCACGAAGATGCGAACAGTGCCGCAGACGCATGGCCTCAACCACCGGAGTGATCCGATGTCGAAGAACAAACCGAAAGAAACCATCGAGTATGTCATTCGATTGCAGGACAAAGAGCGAATGCTCGATTGCAGGACAAAGAGCGAATGCAGCTCGACTCGATCACGACGGCGTATATGCTTGGCAACACTGGCAAATTTCTCGGACCACTCGTAGCCGGTCTTAGCGATGTCTCCTTCGTTGTGACGATGGTTATCCTCTACGAATATTTCAGCGGCAAGGACACCGGCATCATCAACGGATCGATAGAGACTATTGGCGACCTCAAGAACGCATGGTTAACCTATCGAGCCAGTCCTGCCTATCAGGAAGAGTACGCCGCTAGAGCTACATCGGCCACAGGCGGTCTTCGTAATATCTTCGACCAAATCATCTTCGCTCTGACCGGCGCTGGATTGCCGATGGATTAGGTGTCTCTACCCCCACCTATTTGACCCACTTTGGGGTAAATTGGCCCCTATTACTTATAAAGAAACGATGGACTGCGCCTCATTCTCTTATCCAACCCAACCCACTCGGATCATTACAATCCACCCGGCGCATGCTGTTCAAGCAACAGCAATCAAGACAAAAGCCATTCCATGCATTCATTTTCAGTTGTATCAAGCAGCGAGATTTCAAAGCAATCTGAGGGAATAGCTGCCGACAACCTTGACAACGCCATTCACTCATTCGTGAATCCTCCTTTGTAGATCGGCAATCGTTGCCTCGCCATTTCTTAATCTTCTCTCGATGTCTATGTTTCTATCCATCAGCTCGTTGTATCGAACCAACCATCCTTCGTTCTTGATGATGACAGAGGATAACCAAGCGGATCGGCCCTCTGCACCTTTCGCCCCCATCGGTGATTTGCGCTCCTTCTTCGGGATGCGGTCCCAGATGTCGAATGCAGCTTGGGAAAGGTTCGCGTTGATTCCCGGCATTCACTCACTCTCCGTGAGGGCGATGTGCAGGAACCTGCGACAGTGAGGACACTGGATCATAGAGCTGACCGTTGAGGGTGCTGGGGTATCATCTACGTCCTTCATTCACTCATCCCCTAGGTATCGGTATACCATACCCTTGGACACTCTAAACTTGCCTCCCTTGGGATAGATCCTTCTTTGTTGAGTCCAATGTTGCGTTAAGCGTATTTGATAGGTCATTCTATTCACCTTCTCAACAACCCCGATCGCCGCCTTAACTCTTGATTCGGGTCTGCCAAAACTCACTTTCGTTCCAATTCTAATTTCTTCAATTTCAATATCACTCATCTTTATCACCTGTTGGAAGGCAGCCTGATCCGGGAACTGGGATGTACCATCTGACTGCCCTCCGTACTGAGCGGAGCGGTGTTAGTTATTAATAACTCCTGAACAGAAACGAGATACAATCAAAGGTCAACGACCCCCGGTACGGACGTTCGGTGCGGCGTAGACTCCTAGACGCAGGGATGGGTTAGGCTCAAACGGGTGATTTAAGGGGATTTGAGGTAGTTATATGGACGGTAGGCAGGTGGTAAACACCATGGTAGTGCAAGATACCCTAATTTTGGCCACTTTGATGCTGATTAACCTGATTTCGTTGGCTGGATTCGCCCTCTGGATCAGAATTCACATTGAACAATCAATGATGGACATAGATGAGAAGCTTGCACTTGCGATCCAAGCCCTCGTTGATAAGCTAATGTCCGGTGGACTAACGGAATTTGAGCCGCCGAACCCTATTCAGGGTGCCATTGCGTCATTGATTCAAGGAATGGCGCAACAAAAGATGAACACGATAGACGCGACAGTGACAGAACGCGGTTCAAATGGACAATTTACTGCTGTGCAAGAAACATAGTGATACTTATTAGCGAGTTTTTGTTACACTCGCAATATGGCACGCCGAAGAAAGACAAAGCGCCGAAGATCACCGAAGACAATGAGTCTAATAAATCTCGCAGAGAGCTATGCCTACGCGACCGTCATCACCGGCGGAGTTTTCGGCAATAGTCCGGTTGGCCTGCTCGGATTCGACGGATCAGGCGCGGGTGCTGGGACCGGGACTTCGATGACGACTACAGGAGCAGGTCTAACGCTTCAATCGATCATCGGTGACCCGGGTTCAAGCTTCGATAGCATGCAATCCTCGTTTATGGCGAACTATCAAGCCATGGCAGTGCAGGCAATAGGGATCGGAATCACCTTCAAATTCGCTAAGAAGCTCCTAAGGAAGCCCATCAGCAACGTAAATCGCAACCTGATGAAGCCGCTTGGGATCGGAGTGAGGTTGTGAGACTATGGCAACAAACACAGTAACTGGTAATCTCGTATGTTCCGATGGAACAAACATTCCATTGAACGCAGAATTGGCCGAAGGAACAGAATCCAACTTGACCACTTCGACGGTCTACACCGTGACCGCACAGAATGTAGGAGATTACGCGCCCGGCAAGACCGTCGTATCAGGGCTAGTGTCCTGTACAAACGGCGTCGGGTACTGCTACATACTCTCGCAGGGCCTTGTGGCTGCAATCATCCCTTGGAGTGTCAAGGGAGCCGTCTCTGACGGAACACCCGCGCTCTGCCAACCATACACTTTGAGAGCCGGAGATATCGTCCGGGTGATGAACAACACTGCCGCAGACCGCGAGGCAGCAATGGCAGTATACACCGCGAGCGGAGTTTCAAGGATTTTCAAAGTAACAGCATCCGGTGGCGCAACCAATGAGCTAGTCGATCTACAAACTGGCAACTCCATCGGCGACACACTACAGGGTCAAAGAATCACAAAATGGTTCGGAACATCTGTCGACGGCAATAAGATTGAGACGCAGGGCTTCTTCGTGGTCGACGCTCTTGGTAACGTGGTCGGTTCTTGCAGCGCAACGAACC